GTACTGCCTGGAGGCCCGCCAGCCGCGGGTGGACGGGCACTCCATGGGGTAGCCCTCCACGGGGCTCCAGTCGCGCTCAGCGCGCCACCACAGCACCAGCAGCTCCAGCGGGTCTATGTCAGCTGAACTTCGACCCATCCACCCACCTCGCCAGATTTGGTGATCTGCAGCGACCACTTTGAGTCGTCCACTTTCCATACGTCGGCCAATCCGTCTAGGCCGGCCTTGATGGAAGCCAGCAGGTTGTCAAGATCGCGGTGCCGCCGGTCGGGGGGCACAAAGGTGATGTGCAGGCTCAAAACCTCAACCGGCAACCGCTTGGCGCCCTGGCGCTTGGCTTCCCAGGCCCAGGACTCCCGAAGTTGCGCCTTGGCGCGGTACTTCTCCGCCCAGTGCCCGCGGAAGTTGGGGCTGAGCGCCGGCATCACCGGCCAGGGCAGCTTCAGCACTTGGCTCACTGGCACCCCTTGCACACGTACTGCTTCACCCCCTGCACGCGCTTGAGCTTGCGGCCCAGCGTCATGCGTGACTGACGGCAGGCGGCGCAGATGAAGTTGCTGTGCAGGCCAATGCCGCGCTCCCGGGCGTACTGGTGGCCTACTCGCTGGCTGGTGTCACTGCTGCTCGGTGTTGTGCCCACAGGTTCCTCATCGTGGTTTTGAGTTGTTCGACGTGCGCCTTGCCGCGGCGCTTTTCCAGGCTCTGCAGCCACGCCCGGCGCTCGTCCAGGCTCCCCAGCTTGAGGATCCAGCGCGCTTCGCATTCATGCCGCCAAGCCTCGCTGTAGCTGCTGACCTCGGTGCCGTCATGCAGCGCGGGCACAGCGGGCGGCGTAGTGCCAGATGCTTGAAACCTGCTCGATGCTCACCGGCGCCACGCGCGGCGGGGTCTTGGGCTCGGTAAAGGGCTTGTCGGTCTTCCAGCGCGCAAAGCGGCCCGAGCTAGTGGCCCACGCCACCCCGGCGTGGCGCAGCGCCATCAGGTGCACCCCGGCGGTGTTACCGCTGATGCCAAACTGCTTGGCCACCTGCGCGTTGCTCACGGGCTGGTGGACGCGGATGTACGCCAGGATGGCCTGCTGGCGGGCGGTGAGCTTGTCGGTCAATGGGCGTAATCTCGTCATCAGGTCCACAAAGGCGCTCCACGATGCTGGGGCTGTCGGCGTGGTAGTGGGCGCAGCGCTGGCGTTGCTTGCACCACCCCCCCATGCAGGCAATCACGCCACCCTCTTGATCCCCAGCCGGGCGGCTTGCAAGGCGCGCTGCACACGCTCGGGGTCGGCCTTGGGCTCTGGCAGGCGCGGCAGCTCAGGCGGCGGTGCACCGTTGGCCAGGGCGCGGAACTGCATCACGTTGGGCGGCTCCACCGGCAGGTGCTGCAGGGCGTGCTTGAGCGCCTCGGGGTTGCGCTCAAAGCCGGCCAACTCTTCTGCCCAGTCGGCCTTCACCAGTTCCAGGTCGATGCCGGCATTCGTCCAGCGGCCCAGGAAGGCGCTGCCGTACCGCACGGACAGGCGGGCAAAAATCTGGTCGATCCACTTGGGGTTCAATGCCATGTCACTCTCCGATAGCCAGCAAGGCAGGGGTGATGTCGATCACGTTGCGGCTGGCAGCCGCCGGGCCCTTGGCGGCGATTCCGGGCAGGAAGGCGGCCATCTTTTCGCGGGCAAGCCGCTCGTCGCGCTCGCGGAACGATTCGGCAGAGGCAGCCGGCCTGGCCGCCTGCAGCTCGGCTGGCTTAAGCCAGTCAGCACGCAGACCCTGGCTGCCACGGACACACCAGACCCGCAGGAAGGCATCAAGGGTCAGGCCAGCAAGGCCGGCTTCCTTGCGGGCCTCTTCCACCACGGTGTCGGTGACGGGTGCGCGTTTGGCTTTGCGCAGTGCCAGCCAGTCCGACCAGGTCTGCTCCTCAACATCGCAGGGCCTGGAAGTGGCGCGCTTGCGCGTCCCTACTTCTGAACGTAGTGAAGAAGTATTTGGTGTTGGTGTTGGTGTTGGTAGCTCAACGTCCGTTGACTCTTTTGCCAGCGTCCGTTCAGCGTCCGTTGGTGTCTTTGCCAGCGTCCGTTCAGCGTTCGCTTTCCGCGCTTTCACGCTTTGCTGAGCAGCGTCGCGGGCCTTGGCCTGCTTGTCCTGCATCTTTTCGATCTCTTTGTCGCAGCGCAGGTGGCGCCAGCCGTCCTCAGTGAGCTGGAAGAACTCCCGCAGCACCGCCTCCACGTCGGCGGCCATGGACCGCAGGCGGATCAGCTTGGCCGTCAGCATGACGTCGGCCGGCAGCGGGCTTTCGCGCAGGTAGTACGCATCCAGCAGCCGCCGGTAGATCAGGTCCTCCATGGGCTCCAGATGACCCGTGTGGGCGGCGTAGTCGCCGACGTTGAAGGGGTAGTAGTTCATGCCACCTTCCACTCGCGTTCTGGCCGGCCTGCGGTGCTGAGCACGGTCTTGCCGGTGGGTTGAATGAGGCCGGCGCGCTGCAGCTCAGCGGTGCGGCGAGCCACGGCCACGCCCGTCAGGCCGGTGCGGGCGGCGATGCCGTCCTTGCCCAGCGCCCCGTGGCGCTTCAAACAGGCCACGATGACCTGGTGGTGCTGCGCCTGAAGCTCCTTGGCGCTGGCGGCGGCCTGGTGGCTGGTGGCGGGGTCCGTGCGCCGGGCCTGGGGCGGCTCAGCAAACAGCGGCAGCGTCCATTGCGTTGGCTCAAGCATGTGGCACTCCCTCACTCGGCGTCCCTTCCGTTGGACTCCGACCGCGATGGATTGCCGCCAACCATGCGCAGCAAGACACTGGCTCTATGGATCTGACGGTCTGCCTCTGCTTCCAGGGTCGAAATGACCCAGTCGATGCGGCTGCCAGTTCCATCCACTTGAGCCAGGGCGTCGATCTTGGCCATGAGGGAGCGAGGCACGAGGCCGCGCAGTTCGGTGTCGCGGGCTTCAGCCATGGGAGTGGAAGAAGAAAGTGCCCCCGGCAGGGATGACCTGGCCGGGGGCCAAAAACGCCGTCACGGCGCTCAGGGAGAAATTGAATGCACGCATCAAGCGGCCTCGCGCACAGCCTCAAGAGGTTGAACTTCCACCCCGTGCTCGCGCGCCAAACGCAGCAAGCCGGCCGCCAGGGTGAAGCGCGGATCAAGGGTTTTGCCGCGCGACAGGTCACTCAGCGTGGCTTGCCCGCAGCCCAGACGCAACGCGATTTCTGGCTGAGTGATGCCTGCGCTTTTGAGGCCGGCCATGACCGCCTGCCAGTTGATGCGAAAGGTATTCATGGCGAGACAATATCGGCAAGCCGTGTGAAAGTCAAGCGCCAGGGCGTTATGGGCGTGCCGTACCCTCGGGGGATGAAAACTCGGTCTGACTTTGGGTTGCGGTTGCAGCAAGCTCGGGCGCACGCCAAGCTCACGCAGAAACAGCTTTCACACCGCGTCGGGATGTCTCAGGGGACGCTGTCTGGTTTGGAAATCGACGGACAGAGCAGCGGACTGACCCCTCAGCTGGCGGCGGCCATGGGAGTGAGCGCCCATTGGCTGGCCACGGGGCACGGCGCCATGATCCCGGCCAACTCTGATGCCGGGTTAGGACTTACCCTACTAGCTCACGCCAAGATACTGGACGCGCATACAGTAGTTCCCACAAAAACAAGGGAACAACTCATGCAAGACGTCACAGAAGAAGCGTTCGAATTTACGTTGGATGACGACGCACTGGCCCCCGATTACGTCAAGGGCACCCCAATGGTGTGGTCCACCACCAAGAAACCAGCGCCAGGCAGTGCTCTGCTGCTGCTGGACGCGGCCAACCGGGTGCACGTGCGCCTGTACGCAGAAGGCCGGGCGCCAGGAGCTGCGCATCCTGGCCGTGGCGAAGTGGCAGCCGATGCCGTAGCGCTGTCGCCACCCCTCAACCAGCCCGCCGCGTGCGGGCTTTTTTGCGTCTGCGGGTTTCTACCTGTACAAAATAACGCCTGGCCGGTTGACATGAACACACGGTTTGCCGATACTGCATCTATGCGCTGCACGGTGCGGCGCGGGAGAGACAGATGGACGCAGCCTTCAGATCCGCACAAGCCCGCTGGGACAACCTGCTCCCAGACGAGCGCGATGACGAGCCCACGGTCTACGAGCTCAGCGAGGCCCGCGACGAGTTCCTGACCGACGCGTTTGCCACCAGCCTGTGGCTCGTGGACAACCTGGCGCAGCCCGAGCTGAGCACCACCTGCGTGCGCTCCCGCTGGGTCGAGGAGGACATGACCGAGCTGACGATTGACGAGCTCTGGGTGCTGATCCTGTCTGGCACCGAAAAGCAACTCATCGCCGCGCGCTTTGAGCTGGTGGACCGCATGTGCGAGGACAGCGCCGACAACATCGAGGCCCGCGTGCCGGCCATCCGCGCCGCCAACCGCGTGGAGGCCGCCGAGTACCTGGCCGAACTGCAAGCGGAGGCCGCATGAGCTTCCTGCGCATTCACGCCGACGAGGCCCGCATCTGCGCCAGTGGCCCGCACCTGGGCCGCCAGCGCAGCGTTGAGCTTGAGCTCGACCTGAGCGAGACGCAGTGGATGGACGCCCTGTCTTTCATGCTCAGCCAGACCAGCGACGACAAGCTGCGCCGCCTGCTGCGCGCCGAGTACGCCGACCTGTTGGAGGCCGCATGAACGACACCACCCGTCGCTACCCGCGCACGCTGCAAGAAGCCTTCCCCGCCGACCGCCAGTGGGCGTACGCCGTGGAGCGCACCAGCCGGCGCATGGACGCCGTGGGCAGCGTGCTGCTGGCCTCACTGATCGGCCTGGGCTTGGCCCTGGCGCTGGTGCACTGGTGGGCCGCATGAA